ATACCCAAGCACTAGGAACATTATTCTCATCAAGTTCTAAGTTCTTTGTACTTATCATAATAATAAATAGTAGGGTGCTACTGGTTCAGATTTGATTAGGATCTGATAAGCCGAACAATGCTAAAAGATAAAAAAGCTTCCAGTAACACCCCTTACTATAATTTATAACTCAAAGTCAGATCCACTTCCACTTGTTCCTTCAAATGAAGAATCTGCTTTTGGTGTATCTTTTTTAACTAAAGCTTTAACATGTGTTGCTCTATCAAAAGTCATGATTCTAGATTTTGTAGTATCTACCTCCATAGCTTCAACAGGAACTCCATCTTTAGATGGTCTAGGTAAATATAAATCATCATTTACATAACCTTGATTATTTTCCCATTCTCTTGATCCAATGCAAGCATTAAAGAAATTAGTACCAGCAAACAACTTTGTAGATTTATTCATAAAATCTTCAATTGTGTCTGCTTCAATAGCATCAAGCTGATCTCTCTTACCCAATTGCTCAGATAAAAATATCATAGACTTAAGAACTTCTTGATCTCTAGATACTTCACGTCCACTTGGAAGTGTTGCATCTTTGTAAGGATATGGACTCATTCTAACTCTACCAACCTGACCTTCATATCTACCTTTAGATTGATCTTGCATATCTCTGTAAAAACCCTCAAAATCTCCTTCTACAGGCTCAGATTCTACATGTAGCATTATATTATATGCTTCAGAATCATAAGGTGTTTTGTCAAAGGTAATAGAATTAATTCTAATTGTATGATTACCTGGTCCTAGTACTGGTTTTGGTCTACCACTACCGGCAGACATGTCTTTTGTGTTAAACATAGCTTTTGTTTTTAAATTTAATTCACTCATTTCTAATAATTTTAATTTTCATAATTAGTAATACAATCTTTTACAAATTGTAAGTCATTAGGTATAAAGGATTCTTCAAACATTCCCATTGGTGATTTACATGTGTTTTCACCATTGTTTTGTGTATCAAATCCATATTCTAAACTGTCTTCCATTTTTTTAACTCTACCAAATAGAACTATAGAGAACAAACCCTCTAATGTCAAAGCATTATCAATCATTTTACCAATTGTTTTTGCTTTAACTCTTCTATGGCCATTTACATCTGTTGATTCTTCAGAGTGTGTTAAAAAGAATATAGTTAAGTCTTCTCTCATATCTTTAGGCATCTTAGCAACTTGTGCTAAGTTTGCTGCAATCTGAGTAAACTTATCATAACCTTTTTCACTAGCTCTATCAAAATATTCAAATGAACTCATATACTGCCAGTCATCAATAACCAAAGTTTTGACTTGTGGCATTTTATCATTTACATGTTGCATTGCTTTAACTATACCACTAGCAGATGATGCTGAAGTCATATTACCTTTTGGATTTTCTTTACTAATATTTGTGTAATTCTTCTTCCAACCTTTAAATGGTAATGGTTTGTTAGCAATGTTAATAATGAAAGTCTCTTTTGGATCTAAATTTCTGATTGAGGTAGACTTTCCTGTACCTGAATCTGCAATGATCAATACACTTTGTGCCATAATTATTTATTTAATTTATTACTTATACTTAATAGTGCTCTTTCAATTCCTTTTAGCACATCTAACATATCTCTTTCTGTTTCTGGATTAGGTAATGTAAAATCATCTATCTTAAGTTGTTGTCCAGAATCAACATTAGTTGATCTATCTGTTACATCATTCATTACTTTTAATTCAGATACAGGTATTATATGTCTTTCAAATCCTGAGCTACTTGTAATTAATTCATACTCTTCTTTCCAATGTGGATTATGTTTAATTAAATACAAAGTTCTTTTAGGATCTTCTGATTCATAATTAATACTTACAAATTCAGTGTATATATCTCTTCCTTTTTCTAGTTCACTAGGAAAGAACGAGACATGCAAGTCATCTTTTCCTGATGGACGGTATGCCATCTTTGGTATATATAATGCATTCTTCTCACCTGACTTGTTAAAGTAAGATTCATGCTCTTTTCTAAGTTCTGCAACTTTTGCTTTACGTTCTGCTGGAGTCATAACATTACATTTTATTTTAGTACTTATCATAATTATCTTCTTTCTTGTTGAGGTGGTGTGTCCATCTCAACTATTTTCATTTGTTCAAACTGAGCTCTAAAGAAACTCATTCTTGTATCACCGTTTCTTGCTTTAAGAAAATGTAAAACTAATGTTTTATCATCTTGTATAATATATCTATCAGGGCCATAGAATCTAATCTTTTGTTTAGCAGGACGGTTAATACCAATTAAGGTATCAGCATGCTGTAACATTGCATCTGAACCAAATATATCTGATTCAAGTACATAGTTACCATACTTACCATCTACTGCTCTGTCAGGATTATCTATATTTCTATTTAACTGTGATAAACATATAAACATACATGGATACTCACGTTTGCATTGTGTAAAAAATTCACCTAACTCAAATAACATGTCTAATCTATTATTTTGATAAGGTGCACGTTTTACTAATATACTATGGTCAAGAGTTATAATAGTCTTTTGACCTTTATGCTCTTCCATGTACATATCTATTTGTTCACGCATTTGATTAACTGTCATAGGTGTAGATATAATATCCACAGGACTTTTAACTCTATCCTTTGCATACATATGACATTTATTAAATACTTCAGCTTCTAATACGCTTCCTGCACTACATAATTCTTTATATGTTTTACCGGTTATAGAACTAAATTCTCTTAATGCTGAGGTTCTACCCACCATTTCAAATTGAAATTCTAATACTCTATAATCTTCTGCAGGATTTAATACAAAAGACTCTCTTATTATCTGATCTTTAATTAATGTTTTACCTGATCCAGGTCTACCACCAATTACGGTAAGAGTATTCCATTCTAATCCATCAGTTACAGCATCATTAAACTTAGGCCATGGTGTTTGTATAGATTTTTCTTTACCACTTTGCCTATCAAGCATGTATTTAAGAGCTTCATTAAATGATTGATATTGTCCATTCCAAGCTTTCATACAACTTTTTCTTTAAAGTGTGTGTCTTCTGGTTCAACACCATCTCTTATCATATCACAGTAATCTGCTAAGTCTGAGGATTTAACTTTATTCTTACCTTCTTTTGCAATAAAATATTGACTTGTTTTCATATACATATATTGTTTATCTCTATATTCATTTACATACATTTTTGTTGCGTCAATAACTTCATCCCAACTGAAGTCATAATTTTCAAAGAACCATCTAAATGAGTTTTCTAATGTTTTAATATTTACTCTTGCAGGTTTGCCACTTGGTATTTTACCTGCAGGAAATATTTCTCTATATTCATTTAGTCTAACAGTAAAATTTTTACCCATTAACTGTATGCTTGTTCTCTTTTTTGCTTTTACAAAATAATTTTCAAATTTTGTAATCATTTTTTTTGCCTTTACAGTTAATGATCCGTCAGCATCAATAAATTTTAATTTTTTTAGTTCTTCTATTTCATGTTTGTTGTTTGGTAACGGTAAGGATAGACTCTTCTTTATCCCGTAAAGCATTAAGAACTGATTTGGTGTTATTTTTTCCTTCAGTATTTGTTGAAATAATTCCCACATATTCTTTTATTTTATTAATTACTAATTCAAATGCTTCAGTCATAACAAGTTCACCATAACCTAACAAATTTTCTACAACTTTATGTCTATGAATAACTGTTGCGTGATCTCTTCCTACAGATCTACCTACATAGGATTTACTATATCCTAACTCTACACCAAGATATGAATGGATTTGCATCCATTTCAATATAGTTCTTCTTCTTGTTTTTACTTTATTAAAACTTTTAATGTTTATAAACTCTGGATGTTTTTCATGCATTGCTTTTATAACCAATGTCTCTAACAATTTAAGTTTACAACCATTAATTTGAAGACTATCTGC